ATTGCTTCTGGAACGTGATTATAGACGTTTGCAGCGACACCTGATAATGCTGTTGCAAGCGCTCCACGAACATCGGCTGAGATCGTGGTTGGCATTATTGAGCCAGCGTTTCTGTATCTAGGTAAGGCCCAAGCAAACCAACGCAACGATTGAAAAGACTGCGACCCATACGGAATGGACTTGCAGTAAAGTCAACTCCCTCGATTTGGCCGCCAGGTGCTACTCGGCTTTGGAAGATTTCTACTGCCACGACTAATACCGCAGCTTCAACGTTTGAATTGCCAACGTAAGTAGAAGCACCGGATAACTTTGCCTTACCGGATGGGATTACGTTAGCTTCTTCAACGTCTGCGTTTGTAATATCGCAAGTAAATGTGTAAAGCCCTAAGCCATCTTCATTAACTGTTCGTGTGCCATTATAAGGTGAACCGCAGCCTGTAATAACTACTGATTGACCCTCTGTGAATTCGTGAATACCAACTGTTTCAAAGTAAGCCACGTTATCTACTAGCTTTACTTTCTGAATTGGTGCTTCAAAAGACACAAGCATTGGCAAGATTGTGTTTTCAGAAGCATCGCAAATATCTTCTAAATATGCATCATTATAAAGGGAAGACGATACGCCAAGTATGCTTCGTAGCTGTGCTGCTGTAACAATGCTTGGCATATCGTCTCCTTTTTTATGTAACCTACTGCCTAGCCCCGAGAGCTAGGCTAGGCATGATTAAGCTGCGTTGAAAGTAAATGAACCTGCTGCGGTTAGTGTCGCAACTGCGCCATAACCATAGTAGCCAACTTCAACCTGTCCGGTTCCAACAATGTTGGTGCGTAGCTGTAATGGACCTGCGCCCTCGTACCATACGAATGAATCACGGTTCACGACACAGATTGAATCGTCTGCAACGCCTGACATGTTTGGATCTACGAAAATTGGAAGACCCATTACTGAGCCAGCAAATGTTCCTGGAGCTACTGAGCCCTGGATGTTGTTTGCTGCGCCTGCTGCAAGGTCAAACAATGGACGCTTATTTGAATCATTAAGCTTGATTAAGTTAGCCCACTGATCTGGTGAAAGCACAATGCCAGTTGCCTGACGCTTTGTGTTTGAGTAGATAGATGCTGCTGCGCGTGATACGAAGCCTGCGAATGTATCGCCATCCCATGGAAGTGTAACTGTTGTTGAATCTAATGTGCCAGCCTTTAGAGCAGTTGTAACTGCTGAATCTGTAGCTGCTGCATATTGATCGGACATGAGACGTACAAGCTCCTCAAAGAATGCAGGCGATGTGCGGTCAAGGACCTCAACATCAAATTTTTGCATACCTGCGAACTTCTTGACTGAAACAGATACATATTCAACTTCCATTTGTGTATCTGAGAATGCGCCCTTTTGTGCTGCTTCTGCAACAGTTGGAGCGGTCTTAATACGTGGAATTTCAAATGAAAGACCAGCAGCTGGAAGTGTTGCATTACGGATAGCCGCAATTGCTGGACGAATTGAAGTTGTCTTTGGATTCCAAACTTCTGCAAGTTGTGGAGTTGGAACTAGACCAGCTAGTTCTGTTGATGTGCCATCTGATGCTGCTGCAACGTATTGGCGAGATAGGTCATCACCTAGAGAAGCACGTACGGAATGCTCTAGGTAAGTCGCTGGTGAGTTAATTGGTGAACGCAACTTTGTGTGTGCAACTGGTGCAGATGCCACAACTGTTGGTTCAACCTTAGCAGCTTCTACCGCTACATCTTCGGTAGGAGCTGGAACGGTAGTGTCTGACACTTGTTCTCCTTCGGTTGGTGTCTCTGAAACTTCTGTTTCAGAATTCTGTGGATTTGAATCGCTTGGAACTGTGTTATCAGTCGCTGCGACTTGTTCAACTCTTGCTGACTGAATCGCTGGATCTGTTACTAATGAGACCTCTTGAATTCGTGCAGCAGTAATATTCATTACGCCATTCACTACTTCGTAATCTTCAATAAATGCGCCAACTGAAAAACCATCGCGTAAACCCTCAGCTGCTTCAAGCAAAGAATCATCCCCTGCAATTGTTCCAGCAACTTTAAATGTTGCATCTATGCCATCTTCATGCATTGAGTAAGTTAGAAGCTTGCCAATTGGGCGAGTACGATCATGCTCTAATAAAAGTTTTGTGGTTTTGTTAAACTTTAGTGAATCAGCAGCAAATACTGTTGGTCCGACTGAAGTATTGCCCTTTTCGCCAAATGTAACAATGCGACCAGAAATGGTGCGAGCATTTGCATCGGCTGCGGTGAGATTAACTGAGAAGTTTAGCTTCATCGAATTAAGTCCTCTTCTTCTTGGATTTGTTCAACGCTCATCGCGCCAATTTGATTTAGTATTTGATAAACTTGCGCACGCTCTAATGCTGAACCGCGTAGGAAATCATCTAAGTCAAAACGAGTTTCGGTGTTTAGTGTTGCAAAATCTGGCATTGATAAACGCTGTTCAATTGGAACCAAAATATTGCGAACGCTAAAATCAATTAAAGCCTTACGCTCTGAAACTGCGTTTGTGTAAGTCATAGAAGTGGTTTCAGATGACAAGAAATAGGCCGGAATGCCTGTTGCTCTTGCTAATTCAAGTGAGACATATTGACGAGCTTCATTTAATTGTAATTTAGTTGGATCAATGCCCAATATTTGCAAATCAATATCTGCATTTAAAAATGCGGTTGAATTTGTTTTGCGTGATTGGTTCCATGAAGATAAAAGTTTTGTAATTCGTTCTGCGGTTAAGTTTGTTCCATTTGACTTCAATGCCATTGTTGGAACTGGAGATTGTGCAAATGCTTCTGCTGCTCGCTCTAACGCAATAGCTGCGCGAATGGTACGACCCGCGCGAGATAATAATCCCTCATCCATTCCGTAAAATGTAATTATCGAACCAACGCCAGATGCAGGTGCAATTGCGCCATCTAATTGAAGCGCAATAATTTCTGTGCCATCTGCATTATAACGCGGTGTCACTCTTTTAGGTTCTACGCGAGTATAATCTGCAATTCTGCCATCTGAATAAATTGAATTTACGACTGCATAAGATACGCCATAAAATAATAAATCTTCTGCTTGCCAAACGCGGACATACGAGCCTGGTACGCGTTGATCAGGTTGGTTGATTACTCGTAGTGGTTCAATATGCGCACCAGTAAGTTTATTGTACTGCTCTAATGGTAGAGAAGCAACGATGCCACAAATAATATTTCGTGCGCGTGCAATTGATGGAACTGACATTGCAGTATTACGATCAACTGTATAAAGCGGAGTTAAATAAAATGTATCTGGATTATTAACCGGCACACTAGCAGCATCAACGACATTTGTTGGAACTGGTGCGCGTAAAGTGAAATTATCTAAGAATCCCATTATCGCAAATTGTAGCCTATGTCAAGTTATTCTACAAATATGTCGATTTCACTTTCTGAGCGTGTCGCAAAACTTGATACCATAGCGGTAGCAACCGCAGCCGCAATTGTGGCATTACTGACTTTTCTTCCCATGATCCAACCGCCATCTCCCTGTGGCAATTTGACCGCTGATAAGACTTGTCGGGTTAATTCAGGTTGGTTTATGTGATGTAAGCGTTTAGCGGCAATAGCTGAAAGCATCATGTCGCAACTTTGTGCGTAATCAATGCCATCTATGGGTTCCACTCGTATCCCGGCAGGTTTAAGCCGAGCAGCGACTGCGCCAGATGTTCTTGCAGAGTAGGCAACGACTTGGGTATTGAACTTGGCCACCCAATCACCAATGTCGTTAGCTAATTGCCTATCATCTAGCGTTTTATCGTTAGTCCATGTACCAAGTAAGGCCACTCGGTAATGCCCCTCTTGACCATCGATTTTTTGCGCACCAACTAGCGCAGCCGCTTTTCGGTCGGGTGTCAAATCTATTGCCATCCAAGTGTCGCTCTCTTTGTCCAGCTTTTGGCTCTCGCTAGCACATGCTGCCCAAAGTGACGGATCAACGACCGGATTAGATGTAGTCACCCATGTAGTCAAAACTTCAGTTCGAATTGTAGTTTCATCGTCTGTCAAAACTGCTCTGATATTGTCAGGATCAATTGTGTAACCAAGTGACGGATTAGCCATAGCAATGCTTTCCCAAAACTTAGGATCATCTGCATCAATAGGCGCACCTGGTAAACCAGACCATTCAAAGTAACCAAGCCCCTCAGATTTACCCATTGCTATGTTTGCTAAGGCTTGTTCACGAATTCTGTTTAAGACTATTGAATGCTGGTCCCCTGCCGATGAATATAACCAAAGCTGTGGGTTTTTAGCAGACATCTGCGCATATCGCATTGATGACCAGACATCATCATCATAATATTCACGGACTTCATCCATGTGGACACAGTCCACGGCGGCAATTCCTCTAGCGCTTCCGTTATTTGCTCTAATTAAATATCTGGCGCCATTTCTTAGGCGCAACTCCTGAGAGCCTTTACTTTCGATTTTCTTTACTAGTTCGCCGGATAGGGTTGGGGAGCTTTCAATAATCTCATGAATTTTGTAAAAGATTTCTGATGACGTGGTTAACTTGTGCGCAGTACCGACTTGCATTTTCTCATCCCATAGAAACATTCCGGTTAGGATGCGTAAAGCCATGAATGTACTCTTGCCATTTTGGCGCGAGATGCACAGAGTATTTATCTTGTTGATCCATTTGCCTGTGTCTGGGTTGTACTTATGAGCATGTTCGGCCAACCATTGTTGCCAGGGAAGCAAAGGAAAGCCAATCTCCTCGCAGAATTCCACCATTTCTTTACCTTTTGATGGAAGATCGTTCAAAGGTGTCGAAATTCGGGGTGTTAAAACCCCCTGCCTGCCTAAATTAGACCCAAACGGGTCGAGCTTGACCAAATCTGTCATGACCGGGTTTAACTAGCCTCAAAGTGGTTTATAT